ACGTGCATACCAGCGGCGATGACCACCTCGATCTGGCGGAAGAAACATTCGCTGCCGTCCATCCGATCGTCAAGCTGTTCTGGGCCGAGGGGATTGTCAGCATCCGGGAGTTCGGCACGGATGAACCGAAGTACGCCGGAGGCGACCTGCGTCGTCAGGTGGTGACGAAGCGCTACCGGATCACCTACCAGACCGACGAACACTCGCTGAGCGTCTGATCAACATCGCCCCGAAAGGGGCATTTTTATTGGAGTTGTCATGGCCAAGTCCATGCGCAAAACGCTGCTGCTCGCCAAGCTGCAAACCCAGCTCGGACAGGATGCGCTCCCGACTGCTTCGTCGAAAGCCATTCTCCTGCGCAAGGTCCCCGCG